GGCCCTACTGCATCAAGCAGAACGGGACTTAGACTTGTCCGTAGAACGCGACGTCGAACGTGTTCGACGTCGTTGTGAACATGAAGGGTTATCGTTTTTGACGATAACTCTCCCTTCCCTCTCTGATGCCCTCGAAAGAGGACTAGAGGAGGGCCGGTTCTCGTGTCCGACATCTTTTAGTCGGCACGGAAGTCTCCCCCGTTTTATGGGAGGTTTCTTCAACCGGGTGTTCACCTTGAGTGGTGAACTACGCGACGACGCTAATCCTGATGTAGTTTTCTATATCAGGCAAATCTGCCGCTTCTTTAAGAAGCTTAAGATTGAATGCGCACCCAGACGAAATAGGGCAGCGATTCAGCATTTCGTCGACGTAGAAGGCGAGCTCCGACAGATGACCTCTCATGTTGAGAGAAAGGATATTCTCCTTGATAAGATATCGGGGATCTTATGGTCTCAGGTTTTTCCTGAGATTGATCCTGTCGATCTTGTTTGTCATCATGGGCCTGGGGTCACTGCAGATAGGTTGCTCTCAAACGAGAGACACCAACTCCGCAGATGGAACCAGCGTTCAGAGCACTTATTCCCCTCCGACCTGCACGCTTACCCTAATTACGGGTTCGCCAGTCAGTTCGGATATGGTATGGGGATAAGTCAGTCTGTGACTCCAGCCTTAGAATACCTTGACATTAAGGACGAACAGTCCGTCAGGGTAGTCTTTGTGCCAAAGACGCAGACGACGCCTCGCGTTATTGCTATTGAGCCTTCCCATGTGCAATATATACAGCAGTCTGTTAAGGACTACGTGTATAAAGTGCTGGAGACTCATAGCCTGACAAAACGTTCTATCCGCTTCGCGCGGCAAGACGTTAATCAGAAACGCGCACACAGTGGCAGTATCGATAGACGAACGGCTACGCTGGACCTGAAAGACGCCTCAGACAGAGTGCATTTGCACCTTGTTCAGAGAATCTTCAAGACCTCAGGGCTTCTCGAATACCTCGAGGATGCTCGTTCGTTACACGCCACTCTTCCAGACGGAAGGAACGTTGTGCTGAGCAAGTATGCTTCGATGGGATCAGCTTTATGCTTTCCCGTGGAGGCAATGGTGTTTTACACCCTTGTTCAGGCAGCAATGCACCAACTTGACGGAAGGCGCCCGAGTAGTTCATCGATTAGGCGATATTCTGCCATGATCGATATCTATGGGGACGACATTATTGTCCCTGTAGAATACGCGGACGTCGTCGTGAGATACCTCGAGAGCTACGCTCTTAAGGTTAATGTCAGCAAGTCCTTTAAGAAAGGTTTCTTTCGGGAATCTTGCGGTGCGGATTTCTATAAAGGCGTAGCGGTTAATCCCGTTTACGCTCGACAGATACCGCATGACATCTCACGCAACTGGGGACCAGACACCGTGATGTCTTGGAATGCGACCGCAGACCTCTTTTATATGAGAGGTATGTGGCACGTGTGCCAAGTTATTCGGGATATGGTCAGTCGAGTGGTGAGACGTACCATCCCTAGAAGCCGTACTTTTGGCCCTGGGGTAGTCCACTTCAGCTATCTTTTCACTACAGATCTCCGATGGAATCGGGATTTGCAGTGTTGGAAGCAGAAGAGACTCGTATATCAACCCTCTAAAAAGAAGGATAATATCGATGGCAACGAACTCGCCTGTCTCAACAAATGGGGCATCAACAGTTCTCGTGCATATCCCTACAAACCTGGGAGACCCAGTTCTTGGGAATCCTTTGGAATGGTGGGAGAAGCACGGAACTGGACAGGACGATCGTCCGATCCAGGAACTGTTGGTGGATCCCACGACCGGGGCACCTTCTCACGAGGATGCGACGGCCGCTTATGCGATATACAAGGATCACCAGATACTAGCGGGGGAATTTTATTTCCCTTACGCGAAGTGGCTGGCCCTTGTACCAACATGGGCGCTGACGTACCTCCAATGGAGGTTCGGCAAGGATTTGACTTCTCCGCAGATTACTGTCTGACGGAAGAAGTCCAATCAGACCCGCTGGCCTTCCTTTCGGGAGACACATCGGGACTGGACTTCCTTACCAGTACGAAGCGCGGCAGCTTCAAGTCGAAATGCCGATGGGTCAGCCTAACTAGCTGACGGCGACTTTTCGCCTGGCGGAGATGATTCGCATCATCACCTAACTCCTCTCGAAAGAGAGGGGGGGAGATGCTCTGCGAGTAGCAGTG